TTAGCTCATGCTGTTTACTCGTATACTAGCCTTTATCAATGCCATTGCTTTAACCTTCTTAATTTTAATGTCTTTTGGTGCATGGTGTTGATTTTGAGACACTAATTTAATATACTCTTCCCCTTTATCACTTTTTTGAACGTACTTAACTAATGTCATATCATCACCATTATCATTAAGGTAAACTAAGTACATTTCACCCCAATAGATACCTTCCTGTATATCTTGAATTATCTTATACAATACAATGTCACCACTTCGCAAAAGTGGATACATACTATCACCGGTGATAGGTAATGCTCCATCACATAAAGGCATATTTGGAATGCTTATATAATCAATTATATTCTGTTTCCCATTAAACGTATTGACAATACTGGCAGCCGCTTGCGTATCATACAAGGGAATTCGTTGTATTTCCTTTTTTCCATCCGTTCGTAAAAGAAATGTTCTTTCAGGTTTATACGATGGCTCCGAATTTACATACATATCCCCCTTTCCTGTCATTAGCCACACCGGATTTATATCATCAAAATTTCTAAGAATATTTTCCAACACGTTAGAGCCAATACTTTTGTCGTCTTTAATTGCCTTTGATATTGAACCTCTTGAAACCTTTAAAGTATTCTCAAAAGCATATAAGCTAATGCCCTTATCTTCAATGTATTGACTTAGTCGTTGCGCTACCATAAGAAAAAAATCATATAATTTATTTGGATATAAGAAAATAGTCTTATACCTTCGTGTAAGTATTTACAAATATGTGAACAACTATGACACTATCAAAGCAAAAAATGAAATACCCGGAAAATTTGTACCTGAAAGACGAAGTTGAAAATTCAGGACAAACAGTAAAGCACATCGCTAAGGTGCTTGGTGTGAGCCGCAAGGTTGTGAGCGACACTATTAACGGTCATTACAAAGGAACCAACATAATTCCCTTATTGAAATCACATTTAAAAATTAAGTAAGCTATGCCGCACAATTGGAATAACATTTTGGTTGTGACCAAAGATGAACTTGTACCAAACTGGTACAATACTGAAAACACGCTGTATAGCGAGGTCAAGCGATATTCAAAAAAAGAATATGGTATCAAACGTGTGCAATTGGGCGGTAATGGTCGAACAATGCTGATATCATTTGATAGCCTTCCGGCAGAAATACAGGACGGTATTGGTGATCCTCGTAAGCTTAATCACATCTTAGAACGTTTTTACAAAGTTGATAGCGATGCGGTACGATTTTACAGCAACTTCAAATTCGATGACGGCACGTACTTAGATACCGAATATCAGGAGCGTTACATTATCAATGCCAGCGTCCTAAAAGCTGCTATTGCTTTGCGTGATGCCCGTGAAGTAGAACGCCGGACAAAGGGCGGTAACCTTGTAGGCATCACGCAAAGCATTCTTTCAGATGTGCAAAGCTTCAATGTGATCTTAGATAAAAAGCACAATGTACGCCATACTTTACCGCCCGGTGAAAAGCAATTTAAAAAGCTTTTAAAGGATTTTGAAACCGGCCAATACATCAGCATTATATCAGGTAAGCACAAAAATGCTAACCGCCGTAAAGTTAATGATGCTACTGTAGAGCTGCTAAATAATCTGTTTGCCGGGCAGGCTACCAAGCCAACGGCTACAGAGGTACACCGCCAGTATGAAGCCTTCATGAACGGTTACTTGGAAGTGATCAACAATGAAACATCAGAAATCTATAATCCAGCTGATTTTAAAACATTAGGAGCTACAACGGTAACCAATTACATAGCACAATGGAGTAACAAAATAGGAACATATGCAAAAAGAAGCGGTGACAGGCAGAAATTAATGCAACAATTCAAGCCTTTTCACTCCCTTGATAAGCCAAAGTATGCCGGCAGTATCATTTCTATCGATGACAGACAACCACCCTTTAAAATGGCCGATGGTAGCCGTATTTGGTTCTATAATGGTATTGACTTGGGTTCTGAAGCCTTTACATGCTGGGTGTATGGTAAGAGTAAAGAAGGTATTATACTGGAATTTTACCGCCAAATGGTGCGTAATTATGCAGATTGGGGCTTTAATCTACCTGCGGAACTGGAAGCTGAAATGAGTTTAAACAGCTCTTTTACATCTTCCTTCCTGAAAGAAGGCGCAATGTTTCAATATGTACGTATCGAAGCCAATAATGCACGTGGTAAACGTATAGAAGCATATTACAGGCCATTACGTTACAACTTGGAAAAGAAACGCATTGGATGGCTTGCCCGCCCTCATGCTTTGACAGAAGCTAACCAACCGGGAGCTAAAGAAGTACCAACGCTACCATACAATGATATTGTTCAGGGCTGTTTAGAAGACATAGAAACGTGGAACAATATGCCGCACAGTGTGCATACGCATATGAGCCGCTGGGAGGTGTTCACGCAAAAGCAACATCCGAACTTACAACCCACCAATTATGCAGCAATCCTTCCATATGTTGGATATAGGACAGAAACAAGCTGTAATGTGGGTATGATACAGCTTAACAATGGCATGTGTCTACTTGGTGATGCTGGAAAAGTCGCTACAGGTAACAAGCTGATTAATCTTATGAATCAGGTTGAAGGCAAGGACGTAGAGGTTTATTGGCTTGATGATAATGAAGGAAATTTATTAAAGGCACATGTATACATTGGCACACAGCTAATCTGTGAAGCTGTTGCAAAACCACGATACCAAAAAGCCCGTATTGAACAGACCCCTGAAGATTATGAAAACAGAAAAATCATGTCTTCTTATGTGGCTACAATAGAAGCATATGCCCGCCGTCAGAAAAAAGCAATTGACACGCTGACTATCATTGATAACACGCCAAAACCTAAAAAATCATTTGTAATGCCCGGACTTAAATCCCGCAATGAAAATGTACATCCTGAAAACGGAAACATTATCGAGGAAAGCACCGCATTATTAACAGAATCAGAAAATTATACATCACATAAAAAAAGCTTAAAGGAGAGATTTTAACATGCAAACCATACTTACAACACAATTCAAAAATGATGTAGTTGCCGCTTTACTGGCTCAACGAAATAACTACATAGGAACAGATAAGGCATATGCCACAAGCTGGGATATTAACGAATCAGTTTTTAGCAGACTAAAAAAAAGGTGAACGTGAGGGTTTACTAAGTGAGGGACAATGGATTGATATAGGTCACTCATTGGGTATTGAAAGATCAAACCTGAAACTGACCCGTACAGAGGTGTTGACACAAATCGAAGAAGAAGTGATGTTCTGTAAAGAACATAGTAAAGCAATGATTTTTGTTGATGACCCTGAAATTGGCAAGACACGTGCCGCTATCCATCTTTCACAATCATTACCAATGTGTTTCTATATCAATGGTTCTGAAGCTCGTACAGCACACTTATTTATCAGGAAGCTGGCAAGAATAATCGGCCTTGACAACAGAGGTAAAATTGTTGATATCAGAGAAAAGTTAAAAACAACTTTAAGATCGTTGCCCAAAGCCGTAATACTGATCGATGACGGCGGGTATTTAAGATCTGAAACTTTCGTTGAAATCATTGAATTATGGAATGCAACAGAAGATCGTATTGGCTGGTATATGCTTGGTGATGATGCTTTGGAAAATGTTATTGAAAAAGCTATAACATCGAAAAAGCCCGGTTTCAGAGCCTTTTTTTCTCGCTTTTCTTCCTCTTACAGTAGTATCACTCCAAGAGACATCAATCAAAAGGTGCTATTCTACAAAAAGTTAATTAGTGATGTGCTTGCTGCCAATATGAACGATAAAAGCAAGCTTAATCAGATTGTGAACAAATGTATTAAAAACGAATCAAACGGCCACATTGGTGGTTTACGTAGAGCCAAATCCCTACTAATCCTTAATAGCTAATCATGTCAAGAGCATACACTATACGCAATGTGCTGGATAAAAAGCACAATACATTTGAACTACCGGAAACCTTCCGTGAAGTCTTCGGACAACCTGAAAAATCAGGCGCATGGCTGGTATTTGGGAAAGATAAAAACGGTAAGACATGGGGAACCCTTCTATTATCCGAGTTATTCAGCAAAGTGGTAGGTGAAAGGGTTTTGTATATCTCCGCAGAGCAGGGCATTAGTAAATCCTTTAAAGACGCCATTATAAGGGCAAAATTAGACCCTACAAATAACAATCTGCACTATGTGGGCTACATAACATTAGAAGAGCTGTATGTGCGTCTTAAAAAGCGAAATGCACCAAGTATTGTAGTGATCGACAACATTACCTTTTACCTCGATGAATTAAAGAATGGTGCAGTACGTACACTTTTAAAGAAGTTCCCAAGTACGCTATTCCTCTTTTTAGCACACGAAGAGCGGGGAAAACCCTATACCGCTGTAGCGGTACTAATTCAAAAAATAGCTGAAATCATAATTCATGTAAAAGGCTTGACGCTCATTGTCAGCGGCAGATGCCCCGGCGGAATGCTCGCCATAGATGACGAAAAATCAAACTTGTATCACGGTCAAAATCTGAACTAATGAAAACACTAACCCAAACAAAAACACACATTGCCAAAGTCAGGCAATCTAATGCAAATGTGATCACACGTGTTTGTGATCTGTTAGGATGGACAATTGAACGGTACTGTGAATATCAGTTTGATAACTATATCCAGTTTATCGAAGCCCTCTTTGCCGGATGTCCGGAAGAAATGTCTAATGAAGTGAAGTTTTCTCCGGTGTTCCGGGGCTTTTGGAATAATGAAGCTTTCTACCGTAACAGCAATTTGTTTCTTCCGTTCGCACAGGATGAACCGGAAGGAAGCCCGGAAATACTTGCAGAATTTCTATATATCCATAATCCTGAATACTTGATGAATGATGATGATTTTATGGAGCACTACAATTATACCCTTAAAACAATCAGAAAGGAGCAAAAATGACAAAAGAAACTATTCCTGCACAGGAAATAATTAATGCTACCTGTAAAGCTTTGCGGGTTTCATTTGAACTGTTGAAAAGCCCAAATAGAGGTAATGAAGCAGCTGAAGCACGGTTTATAATTTTCCATTTATTACGAGAGTACACAGATTTATCTTATCCAAAGATTGCGGAAAAATTCAATCGTGATCACTCCACTGTAATGTATGGTGTAGAGACATTTAAAACATTAGTGGAAGGACGCAACAAAAAGTTTATGGAAAAGATTGAACGTGTGAAAATGATCAATCCTATAGCGTTTAAAAGCCTGCTACAAATGGAACTGGAACTGCAAGACCTCGAAGAAGAGCAAAGGAGTATCAATGAGCAGTTAAATCAAAGGCTGACAGATTTAGGCAATAGTGTGCTGTACAAGAAACTAACCGAAGTACTGAAGAAAAAAGAAATCATTTACAAAAATCAAATAACTCGTTTACAATATGAATATTGAAAATTTAACCCCGGAACAAAAACAAGCTTTACGTCAACTATTAATTGAAGAGGATAAAGCCACTCAACAAAAAAGAGAAAATGACATCATGGCATTGAAAACAATGATTGACGAAATGGTCACTGCAAAGGTGCCTGATTTGGTGTCATTTGGTCAAAAGCAGACTGATATTGTCAACGCTACCTTCAAAGATTTTGAAGCTATAATTCAGCTAAAGAATGAGCTTTACGGTGTGAAGGATGGGCAAGCCAGTCACACATTTACTTCACGTGACGGCAATGGTTCTATCTGTGTTGGGTTCAACGAAATTATTGCATTTGACGGTACAGAAGGTGCCGGCGTGAAAAAGATTAAGGAAGTTATTGCCAGCCTTTCTTCTAATGATGAAAACCGTGAAGTACTGGCCGATTTGCTCAATACGTTCATGAAGGCTGATAAAAGAGGTAATCTAAATCCTACACGTGTGGCCGAGCTTGTGAGCAAAAAAGAAACCGTGCGTAATCCTCTGTTTTCTGAAGGTGTAGACATTATTGTCAATGCACAATTTAAAACACGGTCAAGCATGTATGTAAGAGGCTGGCAACGCATTCAGGGCGAAAACGGTAAAGAAGTCAAATTAACATTCAGCATCACCGCAAACTAAAAGCCATGGAAGAAAGAATTGATGAACTCTTAGAAGAGTTGCTGGCAACTGAAGAAAAAAACGGAGTGATGAACATTACCCAGCTTACTGTTTGGGAAGTACTTATGTACTTGAAAGAAGGTGATGTAAAACCTGTCTTTAAGTAAATAAAACATTTCTCCGATGAAAGCACCAACCATAATTAGTAAACATTACGGTACTACCGAAGCAGATATCATGAATATACAACGCATAATGACTGACAACCTTTTTAATAAGGTTGTCAGCTACTACAAGGCTGAATTAAATAAGCTTCACAATCGACCGGGATCACCTGATATAAAGATTGTATACATAGGCGGGCAATTTACACGCCGTAACTATGTGAAACCCGAAGTTAGATTCAGTGATCATAAAGAACAATTTAAGGCTCTGGCCGATAAGCTCATTAAGGAAGGCTATGTTGTTATTAATGCTTGTGATCTGATAAGTCAGGATGAAGAAATTGAAACTGCAATCAGAATTTGTATTGCTCTGATGGGTTTTGCGGACTTTATCGCTATGATTAAGGATTTGGACACGGAAAGCATTACAATCGAAACAAGCATTGCTTATCAGCTTAATATACCCATAGCATATTATTAAATCCGTTGATAATCTCAAATATCATTAAAACTATTAATCGTGAAAAAATCATATTTAACTTGGACAGATCAGTTTTGCGGTGCGGGCGGCAGTAGTCAGGGCGTTAGGAACCTATCTAATAAAATGGGTGGTGGTCTTGAAGTTGCTCTTGCATTAAATCATTGGGATTTAGCTATTGAAACCCACAATACCAATTTTCAGGAAACATTACATGACTGTACTGATATATCTGCCTGTGATCCCCGAAGATACCCTTCAACTGATTTTTTAATCACATCACCAGAATGTACAAATCAAACCGGCGCAAATGGTAAAAAGAAACCAACTATACAGCTTGATATTTTCGATCAAAAGAAATTATGTCCGGCTGAAGAGCGAAGCCGGGCTACCATGTGGGACGTTGTACGGTTCGCCGAATATCACCAGTATAATTGCATTACTGTTGAAAATGTTGTTGAAGCCCGTAAGTGGGTTATGTTTGAAGCATGGCTTAACGCGATGCATGTTTTGGGTTACAGACACAAATGTCTTTATCTGAACAGTATGCACTTCTTTCCTTGCCCGCAAAGCCGGGACAGAATGTATATTGTCTTTTGGAAAAAAGGGAATAAAGCCCCTGAATTAAATTATACCCCGTTGGCGTATTGTCAATGTTGTGGTAAAGATGTTAAGGCAGTTCAAAGCTGGAAGCCAAACCAAAAAACATTCAAGTATAAGACCGGATATGTTTACTGTTGCCCTTATGACGGAAACATTGTAGACCCTTACTATCATGCTGCATTTAACTGCATTGACTGGTCTATTCCCGGCCGTAGGATTGGTGATATTGATTTAGTAGACAATACCATCAGACGGATAAAATTAGGTCGTGAAAAGTATTGGAAAGATGGCCAGCAAACTTATCAATATCCCCTGATAATTAAAGGGGAATATACCAAAACTGAAGGATATGTAAGAAAAGCTGTTGATGCTTTCCAAACGCAGTCAACCCGCCAAACCTTCGGCCTGTTAACACCAATGATTGTAGAATACAACAGAACAGGTAAAGCTTTTCCTGTAACTGATAATCCTATAACAACATTTACAGGTGCAGAAAGGCACGGTTTAGTAATGCCTTACATTATTGAGAACAAAGGTAAAAGTACTGCACGTGAAATATCCAAGCCATTAAGCTGTATTACTACGATGCTACAACATGGCATTGTGACTTCAGAAGCCTTTAATGCTTTCATAACATATTACAATGGTGGTTCTGATGTTTCCAGTCATATACTTTCCCCCGCCGGTGTCTTTTCAAGTAATCCAAGACATGGCTTGGTAATCAATAAAGCCCCTGAAATAGAAGATTGCTTTTACCGGACTTTAAAAGCGCATGAAATTAAACTTGGGATGGCCTTTGATGCAGACTATATAATTAAGGGAAATAGCAAAGACCAGGTTAAACAATGCGGTAATGCCGTAACACCACCAGTAATGGAGTGGATACAGGGGCAATTAGTTAACAGTTTGAATTAAATAGAGATAAATAGAATCTATGAAAGCAGTAAATAAAATAAAACCAATCCTGTTTAGCACTCCTATGGTTAAAGCATTGGAATTGTTAAAAACACAGACAAGAAGACTGTTAAAGAGCTTCAATCCGGATTACCCAATTTTTAAGGGTATAGGCCGCAGACATAAACTTAATGTACCTGATCCAATCGAAACTTTTGCAGTATTTGAAAATGAATTTGGTGAACGAATTAAAATTAAATCCCCTTATCAGGTTGGTGATGTGATTTGGGTTCGTGAGACATGGAGAGTTGACCCACACGGAGGATATGATTATAAATCTAACTACACTACACAATTTTGCAACCATCCAAATAACAAAGTGATGTGGATGCCTTCAATTTTTATGCCCAAAGATGCAGCAAGAATATTCCTAAATATCACTGATGTACGAGTAGAAAGAATACAGGATATAACAGAAAAGGACGCTGAAGCTGAAGGTGTCAAAATTGATGAAGACGGATTTTTATGTTGGGATTATATGTCTAATAAATGGTTGCCTTTCGGCAATCCACCCCAAGAATCATTTAAAACCCTTTGGCAGTCAATAAAAGGCACTGATTCTTGGAATGAAAACCCGTGGGTATGGGTGTTCAGCTTTGAAGTAATGACGAAACCGGAAAGTTTTAATACATAAACATTATGGCAAGAGATTATAGTCAATTATTCGCAATCTGTAATACGCACGGATTCGATTATAAAGAAATGGTGTACGAATTTACAGAAGGTCGCACAGACAGCCTAACAAAGCTGTCTGATGGCGAATTTAAAGAATTGATGATCCGGTTAACAAGGCTTAATGCACCCGCCCGACAGCAGTTTACGCCACCACCCGGAGACCGGCAGCGAAAAAAGATCATAGCTATTGCACGTGATATGCGTTGGGATGCCCGGGGCAATGCCATAATGATGCAAAGAATAGATGATTTTCTGATAAATCGTAGCAAGTACGGTAAACGGCTGAATGATTTAACGGTTGACGAATTAAACAAGGTGTGCTTCATCTTTGAAAACGAGGTTAAGGTTAGTTTTTTGAAAGGATTAAACAGATGATACAGAAATTAAAAATGAAGTTTAAAAGGGCGTTATTTGCCTTTTTTAAAGAGGAAATACTAAAGGCGGTAAAATATCAATACAAACCTAATGATGTTGTCATAGTTCCGTCTACGCCAGTCGAACGCATTTTCAATGGAACAAAAATTTGTGCAGAGATTTTACTTGAAGATAAGTTTGTTGATACATTGTATGTAAGCCATGCCGAACTATATCAACAAGCTTTATTAAAAGCACGAAAAGGCCTTTTTGATGAATTTTGCAAGTACGTAAAAGTAGATGAACGAAGTATTGTTGACCCCCGAATCTGTGGTGATAGGATTATAAGACTTTATGTTAATGTTCAAAAACCTAATTAAATGACACTTAAATAGCAATAAAATGAAATTTAAACAAATATTAAATTATAATACGGCTATTCTAATTAGCACAGTTCTGTTAACATCATGTTCCGGGGAAGTTTTATACGTTTGGGACATAAGTGATATTATTGGTTTATGTATTCTTCTGTTAGGCCTGTTTGCTGCCATTGTTGCAATCCTCATAGATTATATTAAAGAATTATCCAATAAACTAAGAAGAAGAAAACATGACACTTAAAGAGCAAATAAGCTGGTGTAAAAGTCAGATTAAAGCGGGTTACCATGTTGAGGTGATCCGCTCCATATTGCACCGGTTACAGGCGGTTGAAAATAAAGAACCTCCGCACCCTTTCCATAATCAGGCTATTGCGGCGTACAAAGAATTTTTAATGAGCTATAAGCTTCCTGCTGTTATCGATATTAGACAAGGGAAGGCATTAAAGGAACTGTTACCAAAGCTTCAGGGGCTGACAGCCACAAAAAGCCCGGAAGGCGCATTTAATGCGTTGGTATTCATCTTTACCAATTGGAACAGATTAAACGATTACCATCAGAAGAAGAAAACGCTTCTTCATATAAATCAAAATTTGGTTGAACTTTTAGATCAAATCAGAAATGGAGCAAACAAACAACAAAGCAATGTCAATGAAGCCGAACAGCTGGCCAATGAGATTGCAGCAAAATACAAAACAGGCACTTAGACAAATAGCTACTATTAAGCCTGAACAACTTGAAGCAATTCAAGAACAGCGAAAAGTTATTATTTCGGAAATCGATAGCCTGAAGAGGTCGCAACAGTTTTTCAAAGAAGAGTATGCAGGTGCTGACAAAGAAACCCATTTAAAAGCCATAGAAGAAGTAATTATACGTCAGGAATGTGTTATTAATTCTATTCCTGAAATAGTTACTATAGGCCAAATGTCCCGTCAAAATCCGGATGTATTAGACGATAATATTGTACTTATATTGAATGATCTTAGATTGTTCTTTCAGGTAGATCATATGATCACTACTGAAGGTTTGTATGCCCTTTGTCCGATTATCTGTATTAACTTTAAAAGTCTATCACTGGAAGATATTGCCATATGTATGAACAATGCTAAGCTTGGTCATTACGGAAAACTGTATAACCGTTTAGATGGTGCCATTATTTTAGGCTGGCTGACCGAGTACCAAAAGGAAAAAATGACCCGCCTTGACAACCGTAACTACGTCAGAGAAGCGCATGCAAAGATTGGTTTGAACGAAGGTCGAAGTGCCGGCAAAGATAATAGTACTTTGCTAAGGGAAGCACAGATTATAATAGGAATAGGAAAACTGAAACGCTAATTTTTAATTCAACAAATAATTTTTAAATTTATCCCACCAACCTTTATATATGGATTGGTGGTTTTTTATTTAAGATTATGAAAAGAATTCTGTTACCAATATTTTTAGCTCTATCTATTGTTTGTTTTGCTCAAAAAAATGATAAAAGAAAAGGCTCCTATTCAATCTATCTTTGTTCTGTAGATAATCCCAAAGGAATAGAAACGGGCAAATTAGATACCACACTTTCAATGTATGAAGATTCTTTAATAAAAATTGATTGGGATTATGCTGTTTCGCAAATTGGTTTTGTACTTACTAATAGATCTGATGAAACCATGAAAATTATTTGGGATGAAGCTGCATTTATTTCATTATCTAACGAAACTCATAGAGTATTTCATAAAGGTATAAAATATATTGATAGAGAAAATCCACAATCTCCAACACTGGTCTATAAAGGTACAACACTTTCAGACCTTGTTTCACCTACTTCATTCACCCGGTATGTTGCGGGAAGATATGGCGGCTGGACATCAGAACCTATACTAGAATTTAAACAGGCTGATTCTAACAAAGCACCATTTAGGGAAGAACTTATTGATAAAATTATTAGGGTTATCTTACCTATCAAAATCAATGAAAAAACACTTGAATACGGCTTCAATTTTAAAACTACATTTAAGGATAAGGAAAAATAAATAAAAGCCCTGTGGATAACAGGGCTTTTTTTATGGAATAACTTTTTTAAATGGCCATTAAGTTACTTGGTATCTTTGTGTGATGGCATATAACCGAAATAATCACCTTAAAAAAGTAGCTTCGATTATAGACCTGTACAATCAGGTGAAGGAACCGGATATCCCGGACACCTATATTTTACGTGTTGTGTTTCCTAAATACAATATCTTCATTAGTCGCCGTACTTGGGTTGGCTACAAAGGAATGAAACCATCCGAATATAAAGCGCAATTATCACTGTTTTAATCGTATGCCCCGAATATATCGGGGCTTTTTTTATGATGCACTTTTGTCTATCCAGTTAGTAGCAAAAGGCATATTCAATACTTTCAGGCCGTCCGGTCTGTTCTCTTCAACCGCACTTTGCCGGTCAAATTTCCCAGCTCCACCAGTTTTGCCCTGCACTGCTAAATACACAGCCTGTAGGATATCAAAGTATTCTAAACTTTGTTGTCTTAGTGCTGTAGGCGTTTTTGCTGCTGTTTCACCCACGTAATCAAAGGCTAATCGAATTGTACCACGTCCAAAGCAACGCTGTACATTGCTGCCCAAATTTTCAGTTTTGGCAATTTCAATTTTGATCAGTGCGCACGGAAAAGCTACGGCCGGGCGTGTCTCGTAAAATTCAAGTTGCCCTTTATCCATATCTATCCAGCGTATCTTTTTGAGCTGGTTATATATTTCCAGTTCCTTTGCATCTGTTGGTTCCTGCTTTGCTTCTATGAGTTCCAGAAGGCGATTATAAATTTGTTCCATTACCGTAATCTTAATGCGTTTAAAATATGTCTTTTCACTGTTCTGTTGATAGCTGTATCTAATGCCGCCGAACGGCCTAAAAACTGACGCTTAGGCATCCTGTACCTGTAAGCTTTAAAGCTGTAGCCCTGTCCAGCAGTAGTTCCCCGTGCAAACTTACCTTTGCGTTTTCCTCTTGTATATCTGTTTCGAACAAAGGTTTCACTACGTGCTTTTCGCCTTATTTCACCCCCGTTGTTATGCACATCAGCGTAAGGAAGATCACTACCTACAGTTACACTATTGGCGGTTGTTCGTATCACCCGGATGCTTCTACGCAATGCCCCGGATTGTACAAGTATATTTTGCCTGCCATTCCCCCGGTTAGTTTTTCCTTTACGTGCTTTCCACGGCTGCCCATCGAAGGACTGTTTGCGAAAGTTATCCAGCGCATCATTCACAACCAGGTTACCGACAATGGGCGGAAGTTGCGCAATAGCAGCATTTATGCGATTTTGGAAGATTCTGAAAAAAGCATCAATTCTTGCATCATTGTTATTTGCCATATTATTACTATATTTGTGATGCCCGACTTGCGTAGCCGGGCAATCCACGGGCAATAGATTAATTTCTATTGCCCGTGGTCATTTATAAACTCTACTATTTCGCCTGTCTCCATGCTGACAAATGTTAATTTGTTCAATCCTTTGACATTACGGAATCTTTCAGTTGCCAGCTTTCCAAGTGCGTCTTTGGAAAAATCATCTTCCAAAAGGATTGTTACATGACTGGCCTGTTTAGCCCCTTTTGCAATCCTACCCTGTATCTTATCCCAACTTAGCGGTATTGTTGGTTTCTCGACCTCATTGTATTCACTTTTGCCAGCTGAAGTAATACGCCTGTCCGGATTCATGTTTTCTTTGGTTCCCTTCAATAACTTATCTCTTAGCTTCTTTTCTGACGCATGTATCTCCGGCAGGATATCAATAGTTACACCCTGTTCAATATCCTTTTTTGAAATAGTGATCAGGTCTTTCAAATCAACCTTAGATTCCATTTCGGTTTTACGATGAACCCGTAATGTACTGCCATCAGCTGCTTTATGTCTGATCAGATATTGTTCTTTTTCCGGCATGTAGAAAGTGGCATTGTTTATTATATGTGCCGGCACATCCTTATAATAGGCATGATCCGCCGGAAACAATAACCCATTTTCAGCCAGATTAGTTGAAAACATTTTTGGTATATCCGGATAAGGCGTTTTATCTGCATCTGTAACTTTACCTTCGGTTAATCGTCTGACAGTTAGCCGGCAATTATAATGGTTAGGCGGGTAATACTTTTTTACGTATGGATCATCCACAAGTTTTATGACCCCATCCAGTGAGCGGCATAGATCGGTAGTACTTCCATCAACAACAGCGTCAAATTGGATATACGGAAAGATGTCTTTTTCAGCCTGTATCTGCACCCATAGGGCGGACATTTGTCCCCCGCCAATAGCGGTATCATATTCAGTCCGCAACCATGATAGTTGCTTCCCGCAGATACGTTGCGCTTCTATTTTGTAATCCTTAAAATCCCTGTACCCTGTGCCGTCAGCTTTTACCAGTGCTTTACTCATATCCCGCAATTGAGTATGTGTTTTTGCGGCTGAAAACTGCCAAACATTTGTTTTCAGCGCATTAAGCATTTCATAATTAGGTGTATTCCAATCAGCGTCTGATACATCTTTTCCAAACCCTTTTATTAGGGCTTCGGTTATCTTCCCTGCATAGTTTTCAAGCAAGGTCACATCAAAGGTTGGACTTTGCTTTTTAGCCCATATTTGAGCTATTAATTTATCAATATGCTTTCTATAGGCTTCCGGCCAATCCTCGACACTTAATTGTATAGTATGATTGCAACAGATGTTGTATTGCTTACTTATATCATGCTGTAGCTGTAAGAATGGTATGCCCCCATCAGTTTGAGGGCTTAGCCAAAAAAACCTTCTGATTTAGCCCATAGATCAGTTTTGCCGGTGTCTGTAGTTTTTGCCCGGTCACCGGTTATTTCTACGCCAAATTTATCTTTTAACCAGCCGTTGTCAATCTCTTTATATGGTAGCAGCCCTTCTGTAAATTTCCAGAGCTGGCCTATGTCTTCACTTGGTGCAAATTCAAATCTTCTTTCACCTTTTATTACTCCAAGTTTCACCAAAGCGGGCAAAGCTATCGTGTTCCAATACTCCGTAACTAAAGCCATATCAGACTGCACCAGCAACCAAAGCATTTCTTGTGCGCTTTCATCCTTTGACCGGTTTCCAAATTTGGTGTCTTGCCCGATCACTGCACCACTCATAACAAGACTAATTTCATTATTACATAGACTGATCAGGCTTTCAAACACTTCACCTTTTGTTGTTGCACTTTCACCCCATTCAAAGCTTTCAGCATCATCAATAATAAACCACGGTGCAGATCCAGTATCCTGCATCATCTTTTCTGCTCTATCCAGCATGGTTGCATCCTGTGTATTTGTTTTGATCACCCGTGGAGGTATGCCGAATATTTCGCACAACTCCGACCAACACGCCTGTGCAAAGCGTTTAAATAAGACATGGCTTACAGTTCGGTTTAATCTTCCAATATCACCGCTGTTAAATTCTAATAACCAGGTTCCATATTCGGGCATTTCCCGATAAGCAATACTACCAAGTGGATTTGTATAGTCAGGATAGAATAGTCCTTTTTGTTGCACCACATTGGTACGTGGAAGGGTCGTGCAATCAATGTACAGTGATCCGGAAGCACTCTTTTTAAATTCTAATTCGCAAAGACTATTGCTGTAATCTTCGCTGTCCAACATAGCCTGTGTCAGTTTACGGTATATTGGTAAATTACGTAACAGATCACTTTGCTCTTCATCAACTTCACCATCAGGTTTAATCAGACGAATAGTACTACTAAATAGCTGCCTGTTACGATTTTCCTTTTGACTGTACAGTAGTGCGTCTGTTTGTATTTCATTATACAGCAACTGTATGCGATAATTGGACGGCTCTTCAGCATTATTGAACGCATTGGTAGCAATATTCCAGTCCTTTATGTCTTTTCGGGTACGAAAGACGGACTTTGGAGTATAAGGCAGCTTGCGGCGATCTTTAGTTACTGATGGGGCGGCAGCAAGGGTTTTATTTTTAAACGGATTGCTGAAATTTAAACTGAAATTTAAGTTCATTTAATTTGCATTTTAATAGTGATTAAACTTAGGTGAACTCCCTGATCTGAAAAGTCTTTCATTATTTCCGGATTTTAATGGCCATCCGGCTATGTCTTCACCTTTCCATATTTTATTAAGTTCGTTAACAGCCTGTTTGTATCTGTCTTTAGCAACCTCGTAATCAACCTGAACATTACACACGCCTATAAAATGCCATTTGGCTATGTCTTTAATGTATATGATCAATTCAGCATAAGGTTGCTTTTGTTCATCCGTAGACAGTTCAAAAATAGCTTCAGTGTCATACCTTGCCATACATCTTAAAGCCTGATTCGTGGCGGCTTGGATGGCTGAATTCAGATGTTTGTCATTACCCCGGCTAATGGTGCTTACAGCTTCTTCATATATGTGGCTGTAAAAATCTTCTTTGCTTATAAATGCCATAAATCAATATTTAAAATCTTCTGTTTGCCTTATTACCGACACGGTACGTAGTCGCTTTTCTAACCTTGCGGTTTTGAATAATCCAAACAGCACCTTCAAGTGCATCAGGTCCGTCCATATATTTTGCATTTGGTGAAACAGCCAGCATTTGGCTTTCCATCTTTTTCATATGTTTATCACCTTCTAATTTTTTATCAAAAAGCAGATTGCCGGCTTTATCAATTGGCTGTAGTGTTCCCTCTATACGATCGTATTTTTCAGGTTTCTTACGGGTATCTTCCCGAAGTGATGGCACATTTATTTGCTCATCTTCTGCTTTTTTATACAATGATGGTTTGATAACCTGTTGATAAAATGGGTCTTGAAGACTGTTATTTTCTATATACAATACTTTTGGATCAACTCCCTGTCTTGTCAGATACTCTTCACCTTGATATATCCAGTCAATAAAATCTTTGTTATTGGTTTGTTCCAGTCTGATCCAATAGGTGTAATATTTAAAAGCTTTATAGCCAACAATTATGGCACTTTTGTATGACGCCTGACTTTTGCCACCTGTTTTTTTCTTATCCTTATTTGAGGTAGAAGGGTCAAGATAAAGAACCACCATATCACAAGTTGAAATTTTAGGCGCATTAATGTATGTGACAGCTTCAAATGTATCACCTTCAATAATCGGATTGTTGAAATACTCCTTTTGTGCAGCATTTTCACTGATTTGACTTAATACACGGTCAATATGTGCTTCACTGTTTTTTTGTGGCCATGTGCTTTTACCATTTTCATCACGAATGTTTACAATGTCGTGCTTATCGGCTTTTTTGGCCATTTCAGTGATGCAACAGAATTGAGCAATGATGTTTCCAGATGCCAAAATCAGAAGCGGGCGTGAAATATCCCTTGTAGGAATTAGAGCTTCTTCAATCCATTTGATTTTTTGCTTAATGCGATCTTCATTTCGGCACTCTTCATCAGTATCAATATCATCTATCAAAATGGTGTCGGGGCGTATAGCATCATTACGGGTACCACGTGGAGACTGCCCGGCACCCAAAGCCCGGAATGCAACCCCTTTACGTGTAATAAATTCCCCAGCTTCCCAATTGCCTAAACTTTGTTGAATACCATAATCATTAATAATACGATTATTGCTTTCTAATATGGACTTATATGGTAGTAGAAGGCGGCATGCTGCATCAAATGTGGCAGAAACCAACACAATATTTTGCTTTTGACCGGTAAGAGCTAAATAAAGCACTTCCATCATGGTGCGGCCTGATTTGGATAAACCCCGTGCCCATGAACGTACTTCATACCATTCAGGATTATTTAAAACCCTCTTTGTTGCACTGATATGCCACGGTGCAGGCTCGCAGGTATAGAAATTTGGAAAATAGTATTTAAACCATTCTTCAGGATTCTTTTCCAGCCTTTCAATACGCTTCTGTTTCTCAACAGGAGTTTCAAACAAATCAATTGGGGTTGCCTTTGAAATGTTGTCTTTGTACTGCTGCCAAAGCTCTAAATACTTTTTATCGCTGTTAGCTGCCATTACTTCAATTTGGATTGAATGAACAGATCAAACCATGCAGTCATTTTTTTTGCATCATCCAAATTGTTCTGCCTGATAAACTCAATCACAGCCTGTGCAACTTCTACCGTTTCACCGATTGAAGTTTCTACTTCCAGCCGGTTGATAGATGCGCTTAATTTTAATAAGCTGTCGGCTTCTTTGGATGTCGCTACATTGCCAATTTTTACAGGATAGTTTGTTTCATCAAATTGGGTGTATTCTTCTATTACTGTACCATCGGGCAATTCCTTTTTTTGTGGGATTAAAAGGTAATCCGGAATATCGTATATAACCTTACGGGTAGCGATATGATTATTAAGCCACTCCAACTGATCATACAACATGTTTAATTGATTGTGCCGTGTATTCAGAAGCGAACGCTTTAATTTCCGCCACTCACCCTCATCAATCCATTTGCTGACAGTCTTTTCGGTGACGCCGACCCGTTCAGCTAATTCTTTCTGACTTAGATTTTCAGAAACAAATAAAACCCGTGCGTAGTCCCTTTCCTTTGCCTTTTTTAATCCCATAATATGCTATTTATGGTAGCAAAAGTGTAGTAAAAACACGTGTTTACTAAAAATGTGAGCAAACCTTGCCCGCTTATTTTCAATGCTTTACGGCTTCAGGCATCTTTGCTGAACTATAAAGAGAACACATGCCAACATTTGTATTTAATGATGAAACAGAAGTAAACAGCTATGGCTTTAGAATTCCTAATAAGGGAATTAATCTAAAGAGATTTAAAGCTAACCCGGTTATGCTCGACCAGCATTATAACAGCACTCGTGCTGTACTTGGTGCATGGAAAAATATCCGCATAGAAGACACCAAATTACAGGGTGATTCTGATTTTGACAGTGAAGATGCAGATGCACAGAAAATTGAAGGAAAGGTTGAGCGGGGTTACATTAAAGGTGCATCTATGGGCGTAACTTTTAATCGGGATTATATGCAACTTAATCCTGATGGTACATGGGAATTAACCAAATGCGAACTGTATGAAGTTTCAATAGTCGCTATTCCAAGCAACAAAAATTCACTCACCCTATTTGCCGAAACAGGTGAAATATTATCAGAAGATGCCATAAAACTTAGCATTTCTGAATTATCCCAAGCACAAGATTTTACAACAAATAAATCAAATAGAAAGATGGAAAAAATCATTTTATCCGCTACTGCATTGGTAGCTATGGGGCTTTCCGTAGCCCCTGAAAATAACAGTGATCTAAGTGCGGCTATTGAAAGAATGGCTGCAAAGCTAAGTTCTGAAAGTGCTGCTTTGAGTGCTGAAAAAACAGCCCATGATGCAACTAAGGCTGAATTAAAAAAGACTGCTGAAGCACAAGCTAAGGCATTGATTCAACAGGCCAAATTAGAAGGCAAAGTGACAGCTGATGAAGAAGCAGACATGATCAAAGAAGCAACAGAAAACTATGCTTTAACTGCACGCATGTTAAGCAAGATCCCTGCAAAGGTTTCACTTGCCGGCAAGCTTTCAAACACAGAGGGTGCAGACGGAAAGGTTAAAACGATTGACGATTTCGAAAAGCTGCCTAATGAAGCAAAACTTGCTTTCAAAAATGAAAATCCGGAAGCCTATAAAGCACTATTTAAAAAGGCTTAACGAATTGAAAAAAGAGTAATCAACAGATTTTAAAATTTAAAATAAATAAAATATGCCTAGTTCATATCCTGAAATGTGGGATCACCGTTTTGAACACAACGTAAATGATGCATCAAACTGCACATGGCTTGATGGTATCGATGAATTAGATACCGAAGTTATCGAAGTTGGTTCTGGTACTTCCACAGAAAAAAACATTATTCACATTCCTGTATCTGATTTTGAGCCTACCGTATTAGTAGACAATTCGGCTTATCCTTTAGCTATCGAAGCTTATGATGATGATGAGGTAACAATCAAATTGCATAAGTTTCAGACACTGCCAACAGAGTTGACAGATGATCAGATTTTAGGCGGGTCTTATCCGCAAATAGATGCTGCAACTAATGCGCATAAAGAAGCTATTCTTGCTACGAAATTTACCCGCGCGGCTCATGCGATGGCACCAGCTGGAAACACAGTTGCTACACCGGTAATTCTGACAACTGGAACGGGGCAAAATGCTGATACTGCTGCCGTGGGTGATCGGCTGAAATTTGTGTATGATGATATCATAGCTTTAAAAAATGCTTGTGATAATGCTAAGCCCAAAATGCCAAAAAAAAGGCCGCAGACTTGTTCTGTGTGACGATCACTATAACGACCTGTTATTAGATCGTAAAAATTTCGGTAATCAATTAGTTGATTATAATGAAGGTTCGCCGTCACCACGTATTGCGGGTTTTGAAATTCACAGATTTGAAGAGAATCCACACTATAACGGTACAACCAAATTAGCCTTCGGTGCAACCCCAACAGAAACGCAAACACAAGCCTCTTTTGTTTTTGTCACTTCCAATGTGGCAAAGAAAACCGGAAAGACAAAACAATACTTTAAACCGGCTTCAACGGCTCCACGTGAGCAAAGCAACGAGCTGAATTATCGTCACTATTTTGTCGCTTGTCCTAAGAGAGTGCAAAAAATTGCTGCTATCGCTTCAGGTCGCAAATCATAAAAACTACACTGGTTAATACTCAATAGCGGGGACGGCTTGCCGCCCCGCATAACCTTAAATCAATGAAAACATTACCAACAAAATACCAATGGCTCAATCGGGAGAATGCACCGAAAATGCTTGTGGAAGCCCTTAAACATTACGGCACCTTAGAACATGTAGGCAAAGGCAGTAATCCAAACATTATGGCATGGGCTAAAGAGGTTGGAGTAAGTGGCTGGTACACCGATGACGATATTCCGTGGTGTGGTCTTTTTGTTGGTGTAGTGGCCAAACGTTGTGGTTATCCATTTTCAGCCGCTAAACTGCTGGCAGCGAAACAATGGGCTAATTGGGGGGTTGCAGCTGACAGACCAAAACTGTGGGACGTGCTTGTTTTCGTAAGACCAGGTGGCGGCCATGTCGGGTTTTATGTGGGAGAGAATGAAAAGGCATTTTTAGTCTACGGCGGGAATCAATCTAATGCAGTTGGTTTTGCTTGGATTGACAAATCACGTTTAGTAGCTGCCCGCAGACCACAATACAAAATCGGACAACCGGCCAATGTTCGCAGCATCAAATTATCAGAAACAGGCACTTTATCCACTAACGAAGCATGAGACCCATAGAAAGTATACAAAAGATAACCCTAAAAGAAATTGCGCAGACACCTTTTGCTTATGCACTCTATGTGATCACGCTTGTACTTGTAAGTGTTTTGGTAACACAGCGATATGACGCTAAAGCAGCAGCCGCAATCTGTCAGGATGAAAAAGAAGAGCTTCAGGATCAGATAAAGGCCGAACGCCGGGAAAAGGACGAAGTTTTCAAAGCTTACTTAGTGCAAAGAGGTGTAGTGGAACAAATACAAAAAACGGTAGACAGTACCGCAATTATTCAATATAAGCACAAAAGGAAATGAAAGAAAAAATTATATTAATCGCCCTTGCCTTTATGGTTTTGGTAAGTGGAATACTTTCCTACAATATCTTATTCAGAAAGCCCGAGGTAAAGTACATTACTGAAGCGGCACCTAACATCATCAATGAGGCTCAAACGGAAGCAAAGATCATTGCGGCATCTGTTGATAACAAAGGTTATTCAAGGACAGTGGCCATCCGTAAAGATGCAATACTAAGTAATGGTGATATCAGTCAATTGCCAGTCTCTCAAAAAGTGCTTGATAGCCTTAGACTTGCTGATATGGACAAAAACAGTCGTTTGCAACAGGCATCCGCTGTTATAGGGAAGCTCGAAGCAAAGAACCTACGGGCATCTGCCATTATAGATAGTCTTAATCGCACGTCATACTTGTACAAAGATGACTTTGCAATAGCCAAATTCACGCCTGATAGTCAGGGCGGCACATTTGATATTGATTGGAGGTTGAAGCTGGTAAGACATGACTACAAAAAACGGAAAACTTTTCTTTCTCCGTATACATATTACACGGACATATTAAGCCCTGATTCCCGGATAACAATTTCAGAACTGCAAAATCTGACAATTGAAAGTCATAAACCCACACGTTGGGGTGTCGGTCTTCAGGGTGGTTATTATTTTGATCCACAACAAGGAAAATTCACACCTGCCATTGGGGTAGGATTATCGTATAACATAATTAGATTTTAAAAAGATGGAAAAAGAACGTGAAAACATTCTAAAGCTTTTGTTTGGTCAATACCCAAATGAAGAAGGGTTTCATATGACCAGTGACAACCAGGCCTTTACGAATAAACATAAAGGTGATGCGATTAATCACGCTAAAACACTTAAAGACAAAGAAGTCATTTGGGCAGCGAATCCAAAACAGAAACTATCCACTGAAGAAGTGGCAAAAGACGAAGGTGACGATGCAGAAACAGAAGCTTTAGTTGCCCGTTACAAAGAGCTTTTTGGTACTAATCCGCAAAAGAACATGAAGATTGAGACGCTACAGAAAAAGATTGCGGAAAAAGAAGCTGAAGGAAAGTAAGCTTTTTCAATTGAATTTAAAAACAGATTAATCATCATTTAACTCATATCAAAATGCCAGTATATAACACAGGTTTAAAGAGTTTGAAAGTAGGAGACTTTAACCCGGCTGACGGTGCAGTTTCCAACTTGGTAGAAGTGGCCGTATATAAGGACACACTGAAAATCACAGAAACAGAGCCTACCCAAACGAAACATTATCAGGCGGGCAAAACTGCCCCTAAGAAAATTCACTACGAAGCGGGAGAAGAAACCGTTAAGTTTTCCGTAATGGATACATCAGCAGACAGCTTGCTTGCATGTTTGGGCGGAACGGTCACCACCGTGAACAGCGTGAAAACATGGAACAAAGCAAAAGGAGTTCAGAAAGAACGCATCAAAGCTTTAGTTGCCGAAACATCAGACGGCGCATTGATCAAAATCCCTCGTGGTAGCTGGATCGGTGTCAAAAATTTTGATTTGGCGGATGCGGCGATCGGGTTAATTGATATCACGGTGACACCTACTGATACCGGAATAGATAACATCCCTGACTTTACGGTAACTGATCCTGAAGATTAGTCAGCATGGAAAAAATAGAATCCCTTGCTGCTGAAACATTGCTACAAAGAGGTGTAAAGGTGCAGATCACCGCACCTCTTTTGTTTCGCCTTTTCCGCAAGAAAAACATAGCACTATCAGTATATCAGCCATCTTTGGGTAACAAGATCCGGATATCAGCTTTGTACTTAAAAATGGGGATTAAAGAAGCTGAATTGCAGGAAACCACGCATGAAAATGCGGAAGCATTACTGGTTAAGTACAGCCATACCCTGTTAAGGATTGTGGCCATTTGCATGTTTAAAGGCTGCTTTTGGCCGTGGTTGTTAAATCGCCCTGTGGCGGTTTACCTGAAGTGGAAGCTCACCCCGCAAAGACTGTTTGCACTTGTTCATCTGATCGTGCTATTCAGCGGTACAACGGATTTTATGAATACTATCAGATCGGTAAAGACCATGAAGGTAACGGAGCCGATTCAGAGCCAAAACCCGAAGAGGAGTTAAAAAGCGTAGGCTTAAATAGCCTGTTCGGCATGATCTATATGATCATGAAAGAAACCGGTATGAGCTGGAATGATATCATGTGGAAGATTAGCTGGAGCAGCATACAACTGATGCTTGCCGATGCTCCAAGAGTAGTGAAAGGGAATGCCAACGGCGAAAAAACGATTAGCGGGAAAGGATTAGCCGCAAAATTTAAATCCAAAAAGTCAAAATGAGCGATTTACAGTTAGATATAGATTTTCTGATCAACAACCCGGCCATACGTGACGCTGTCCGTAGGGCAAGGCTGGACATTGGCGGGCTGGCAGATCAAAGCCAGCGTGATGCTGATCGTATGGAAAGGGCATTTAAGAGACTATCTATAACTATCGCAGGAATATTTTCTGCCAGTCAGGCAAAAGACTTTGTTATGCAACTGATTAACGTACGTGGCGAATATCAACAAATGGAAATAGCCTTTACTACCATTTTGCAGAGTAAAGCAAAAGCGGATGCGCTGATGTCTGATGTGGTGCGTTTAGCGGCGAAAACTCCTTTTGGGCTGAAGGATGCCGGACAAGGCGCAAAACAGTTACTTGCCTATGGTACGGCCAGTGAGCTTGTAGTAGATACATTGACAATGCTTGGTAATGTCGCATCGGGTGTGTCAGCTCCCTTAAATGACATTGTCTATCTGTACGGAACATTACAGGCTTCCGGCCGGGTTACGCAAATGGACATTAACCAGTTTGCCGGCCGTGGAATTCCCATTTATCAGGCGTTGGCTGATGTCATGGGTAAAAATACCAGTGAAATCAAAGATTTGGTTGCCGCTGGTAAAGTTGGTTTCCCGGAGATACAAGCAGCATTTGAAAAGATGACGGGTGCGGGAGGTCAGTTTTATAACCTGATGGAAGCGCAATCTAAATCTTTAACCGGTCAAATATCAAACCTTGAAGATGCTTGGGATCAGATGTTAAACGAAATTGGCAAAGAAAATGAAGATATCCTTTCAGGAGGTATTGAACTTGTTGCCAGCCTTGTTGAACATTATCAAACGATTATAGACGTACTGAAAGTATTGATCGTCACTTATGGTGTGTACCGGGCGGCAATAATTGCTAATACGCTGGCTACATCGGGAATGACCGTTGTAGAATTGTTGCATTATGGTGCATTGGTACTGGCAGAGAAAGCGCAAAAGTTGCTTAACCTCACCACAATGGCCAATCCATACGTGGCAGCTGCTACAGCTCTTGGATTTTTAATAACTGCACTTGTGGTATTTTCCGAAAAAACAGATGTGGCGGTTAAATCAATGGAAAACATTAATTCCATCCGGGAGACAGCCATAAAAACCACGATTGAACAAAAACAGAAGCTGCAAGACCTGATTAAAGTAGCTAACAATGAAACCCTTTCATTGAATGAACGTGAAGCAGCCCTTAAAAAGATAAATAAAGTTTCTCCTGAATTTTTGGGGAGTCTGACTTTGGCGAAGCTTAAAACAGAAGAAGGTCGCAAAGCCATTGAAGAGTATAACCGCTCTATTGACCTGATGGCAATGAAGCAAGCGTCATTTGATAAACGGGTTGAGTTGCAAAAACAAAAGGTAGAACTGTTATCCGGATCAGCTGAAGAAAAAATTGGCCATTGGGATCGTATCAAAGCTAATTTCCGCACCGGTAAAGCGGGTAAATTCAATGAACAAGAGTACGAAAAAGTAAGAAAGCAACAGGCTGAAGACTTTGATAAACAGCTGAAAGATATTGATGCCTATGAAGCTAATGAGATAGCGAAGTACAATGCAAAAAAACCAAAAGAATTAAAGACGGAAGTAAAACGTACTGTAGCGGTCATAGATGAAGAAATCAAAGCCCGTAAAGAAGCACAGGCCAATGTAAGTACAAAGGCTGAATATGCTAAAATCCAATTAGAAATAAACAAACTGGAAGCTGAAAAGGCGGCTATTACTGGTCAGGTAAATAAGGCCGAAAGAAAGCAGGGCGAAGATCGTCTTGATTTTCTGCAAAAACTGGCGGATAAAGAAGCGGAAGTAAAACGTAAGGGTTTATCAAGTGATGAAGCGGAAGTAAAACGCATTCAAAAAGAGTACGATGATTTGCGCAAAAATGCCGATAAATTAAAGTTAGGTAGCGGCGTAAAGGAACGCATTAACAATGCTGAAAATACAGAAGTTGGTTTTCTTCGTTACGAGCAGCAAACAGATGCCCTTAAAACTGCAATGGAAAAGCAAAAGCAGCTGTATACCGACTTTGAAGAGTACAAGAAAACATTTGGTGCAGAAAAGGCAAATGAACGCTATTCACAGCAAATTGATATTGAGAAAACGTATTTAAATTACCTTGAAAACCTGTATAAAGAATTTGAAGGTAAAAAGAACCTGACCGGCGGTGAAGAAGAGCGCAAAAAACTATTGGCTAAAGACATCGATGATGCAAAATTGCTGATTCAGCAAAACAGGGATAAAGAATTTGCGGAAGCCTATGAAGCTGCTAAGACGTACCAACAAAAAGAACTTGAATTGCGCAATGAATATGCCCGTCAGATCGATATTTTGTTAAAAGAGCAAAACGGCGCTATCAGTGCGGAACAGCGTGCCAATTTAGAGCGAAACAGGGATGAAGCTATTGAAGCCGCTAAAGCTGAAGCATTGGCGAAAACCGATGCGTATAAACGTGCTGCTGAAGATATATTTGATTTAACCCGGCAGCAGGTTAAAAGCGAAATTAAAGTACTTAAATCTTTGCTGGCGGATCAAAGTATTTCTGATGAAGTCAAAAAACAGATTCAGGCCAATTTAAGCAAGCTGGAAATTACTCTTAAAATTGGAGTTGATCAGGCAAATTTAGATAGTTTAAGATTCCGTCTTCAAGCTTTGAAAGATCAGCTAAATGCAAGGGATAGTGCCGGTAATAGTATTCTTTCTCCAAGAGAAACAAAGAGAATTTTAAAAGATATTGCTGAAATATCCGCTGAAATAGAAAAAATAACTACTAACGGGAAATTGAACAACAAATTCTCGCAAGGTCTAAAAAACAATTTTGATTATTTGAAAGAATCATCCGCAGTTATGGCAGATGGTATTTCAAATGATTTGTCTGCATTATCCAATGACTTTAACGAGATATCACAGGCATTAGGTGGGGTTGATACACAGGCTGGTTATGTAACGGCGACCATCGGGCAGCTGGTAAAAGTCGGAAGTGATGCAGCTGGTGCCTTTGCAAGTTTTGCCAGTGGCGACATTGTTGGGGGTATTACCAAAACGATAAGTGCGGTTACCGGGTTATTCAGCATCGGCAAACAGGTTAAAGAAATGAATGCTGCCGCCCGTAAAGAAGTTGAAGACTTCTACGCCAATGCAATAGCCGGTGAACGTGCTTATCAGGATTTATTAAAACAGCGGGCATTACAGACCATCCGGGATAATAAAACAAACCTGAATGCCATTGGTGCGGAATTAAAGCTTCGTCAATCCCAACTATCAGAATGGAAAAAAGAATCTGACGAAATCATGTCCAAGCTGTCCGGCATGAGCTTTATTGCTTCGGAAACATACAAGCATGGTACCTGGTTCCGCAAAGCCAAAGTCATTAAAACGTATGACAGCCTTTCAGGAATGGACTTTGAACAGCTTAGCCAGCTGCTGGCACAAGGTAAGCTTGAAGGTGATGCTAAAGCACTTGTTGAGCGTCTAAAAGAACTGGAACAGAAAGGTTATGATGCTTCGCAGGCAATGGCTGATCTTGCGGACGAAGTAAACCAGCTGTTTACCGGGACTACAGCCGATGGCCTGACTGATAGTCTGCTTTCCCTATTCCGGGAAGGTAAAACCGGTTTTGCTGATATGGCTGAATTCTTTGAAAGCACGATGAAAGATGCTGCATTAAACATTTTTAAAAATAAAGTGCTTGCCGATGCTATGCAGACCTTTTATAAAGACTTTGCAACAGCTTCCAAAGATGGTCTGACAGATGATAAAATAGCTAACCTTCGCAGCCTGTTTGATTCCTTAATGGCTGATGCAAATAAACAGTTTGATGCCCTTAAGGCTGTAACAGGTTTGGACTTGGGAAAAGCGGAAGGTAATACCCAAAGCAAAGGGACATTGACGGATGCTGTCAAAGGAATGACATCTGATCAGGCCGGCATCATTGCCGGGCAGTTCTCCGGGCAACGGCTGGCCACTTTGGAAGGTAACAGCATCATGCGCCAGCATCACGAAACCGCAATGCAGCAACTGGCACAAGCCAAACAAAACGGTTTGATGCTGGTCAAGATCGAAGACAATACCCGCCGGAATGCAGATAGTGCAGAACAATACTTGCCCTATCTCAAAGAAATTGCTAATAAAATGAATAATAACAATGCCCTACGTGCAACAGGAAACTAAGACATGGACGCAATATTTTTCAATAACACGCCCGCCAGTGTATACGGGGTTACTTTTTTTGGAAGACAGTTATAAAGAGCTTCGCAAGCCTGCTAAGGTAAAAGACGCCATTGTTAACAACTGGCAGGATCAGCACGGCACAGAGCGTGATTTACAATCCCGTAAGTTTGAAACTCGAACGTTGACCATACCGGTGATGATCGAAGGAAATAACGAAACTGATTTTAGTATTAAGCATCAAACATTTTTCGATTTTATTGTCTACGCCGGATATTTCGATTTAAAAGTACAGCGCACAGGACGTATTTATAAGCTCGTATACAGCGATGTCAGCGATTATAAAGATTATTATGATCACTGCACTTTCAATTTGATTTTATTTGATGATTACCCACAGTTAAAAACACCATACGCATAATTATGACATACGAGATTAAACGGCTTTTAAATGGTGGTGAAACGGTGATTAAAGTTGTCCGCCCAACCGGAACCCAAACCAAACGGGCAATGGGCGAATCTGTCGTTGATATGTCCTTTGTCCTGCCTGAATATATTGATTTTAAAATCAATGATTTTGTGCGTGTATATGGTGAGGTGTATAAAATAAACGTTACACCTTCCGTGAAAAAAGTAGCTACACGTAAGTACGAATATCAGATACAGTTTGAACACTTGTTCTATGATCTTGCGAAGGTGCAGCTTCAATTTCTCAATCCGCAAAATCAGCTGTTAGAACCGGTTTTTAACTTGATGGGAAACGCCGCTACAATAGTTGGATTGATAGTTGAAAATGCAAACCGCCATTCTCCGGGCTGGACAGTTGGCATTGTAGATGATACCGATTACCAAAATTTCAACTTTAATGCCGAAAATTGTCTTCAGGTACTTAATCGCTTATCTTCTGATTTTGAAACTGAATTTTGGATTGAAAATAAAACGATCCATTTACAAAAACGGGAACAATCCAGTGGATTACTGTTTGAGTATGGCAAAGGCCGTGGCTTGTATTCCATTTTTCGGGGAAATAAATCAAATACAAACATTGTAACCCGGTTGTATGTCCGTGGCGGCTCTAAAAAATCTGTCTACCGATTACCGCAACTTTGCTACAAGCCTGCTGCTGCCGGGTGGTGCAACTTACATTCAGGACGATAACAAAGTAAATCCGCAGACCGGCTACGGGCTGATAGAAGCTACACAAGTATTTGATAATATCTATCCACAGCGTGAAGGTACGGTGACGGCTGTAGTGGCCGGCGATGGCAATTGGGATAAATTCACAGACACTTCAATTGACTTTGATGTCAATGATTACCTGCTAAGTACACCGGCTAAAATTGCATTTAACACAGGTCAGTTAGCCGGGTATGAATTCCCGCTAAAAAGCTATAATCATGCGACCAAACAATTTGTTATCGCTCAAAATACAGATGACAATTTAACTCTGCCTACTAACCTGATACGCCCGGCTGTAGGTGATAAGTATATCTTGATCGATATTCGCATGCCGCAAGCCTATGTTGATGCGGCAGAGTCGAAATTATTAGCTGCTGCACAGGCGTACTATGCCAAAAACAGTGATCCTTCACTAAACTTTACATATTCCGTAGAGTGTGACCCGATTTGGTTCCGTGATCAAAATGTAAATGTGTTATTAGGTAATACCGTCATTATCTTTGATAATGATTTAGGCATTAACGGCGAAATTCGGATAGCGGCCTATAAGCGTGATTTGCAAATACCCTCAAAATATGAGCTGGAAATATCGGATAGCATCGGAGCCAATGAAATAATCCGTCAGTACGCACAGCAACAGCGGACATTACAACTAATCGAAAGCTCCGGACTGCTTGACATTAATCAAATCCGCAAGAATATCTTTTTAAATCGTCTTTCAGAGCAAGACGGTTATTTGATGTTATCAGGCACAAAGATAAAATCCGGTTTTGCAGATCAGGCGGCAATAGCTGCCCGTGCCTTGATCGCTGATCATGCCGTATTTGCAGAGTTAGCAAACCGTGCCTATACTTCTGATTATGCGTTAGATTCAGACAAGTGGGACGGCAGGCAGTTTGCAGATTACCTTGATCAGCCAGTACGTGTAAACGATCCTGTCAGGCACAAAAGCTTATCCAGTCCATCATATGTAAGTGGTGCTACTGGGCATGGGTTTAAAATAAATGAAGATGGTTCAGCAGAATTTGACAGCATATCAAATCCGGAAAGAATTAAATGTTGTTACTTTAAACATTCGTGAGATTACCGGCAATGGCGGTTCTATTGCTGTTACTAATGTTGCGGAAATACTAACAGTTACTGAATTTCCTGACTTTTACGCATGCTTTATTAACACGGACAACGATACAATATTTGTTCCCTTTCATATTGGGGATTATGTGCGTTGTCAGGTGTGGGACGGAAAAGGAATAAAGTATTACACCGCACGTGTTCGTGCAGTCTCACAGGCATTGTTTGACTTAGATAAAAATTCATTCGTAGGCGCAGGCCGTCCGGCAGCTGGTGATAAAGTCTTTCAATTCGGAAGTGATACTGACACAAGCCGTCAGGGCTTGATCTATATGACAAATTCTGACACCGGTGCGCCCTATATTGATGTATTAGATGGTATTAATTCAGCGGATTTAACAGGTAAAACAAAAGCCCGGCTTGGGAAGCTAAACGGCATTACAGATAATGTTTTTGGGGCGTTGTCAGGTTATGGTATTTACGCACAAAACGCATACTTGCGGGGGCAATTTTGGGTAACAGGTGGCAATGCCGAAACAAAGGAAGGTGCGCAAGCAAAGGCAGATGCTGTAAAGGTTGGTAACCGGAATATTCTTTCTTTCTCTAATAGATTACTTCAGAAAACCGCCAACATGACTGATTACATGTTTGGCGGATATGATATAGTAGCTACGAAAAGGCCGTTAGAGATAGGTAAAGAATATACTTTGATTGTCAGTGGTAAACATTCGGGAGCTGGTGCCATAGGTATATATGTTGACGGTTATCAACAGATTGTTTGGCTGGGCTTCGATAATGATGAAGGAATTAAAATTTTTCACTTCACAGCTGATGAAATTGCCCCTGAAAGAACAAGGATTCTATTTTATAATGTCCCTTTCGGCACGCATGACCTTTGTACAATTAATTGGGCTGTGCTTTATGAGGGTAGAATTACCAACCCTTCATTGGACTGGACACCTGCACCAGAAGATCGTATAAGTGATATTGAATTATTGAAGTCTGAAACCACTACCAGTCTACAGGTTTTGGATGATAAAATTGCCACTAAAGTTACTCTTAATGAGGTAACACAGGAAGTTAACAATGTTAAAGTGGGGTCAGTTAATCTTCTTAACAATTCTATCGACTTCAGAGAATCGTTTTGGAATAACGGATTTATGGATAACGGGGGAGGGTATATAATTGACAACAACATTCTTTATAATCGAAAACCAACGTTAAGAACTCGTGTAGGAACCGGAGTTAAACACCCTACTGTATACCTTGAAAACGGTGTAGAATACACATATTCAGCATTAGTTTATTCAGATGGAAATAACTTTGGATATAGTGATTATCCACTACACTTACAACCGGGTGTTAATGGAGCAAATGAAGGGAAAATTAAATACATTCATTGGGATACAGATGTTATTAAAAATCAATGGAAGCTTATTTATGTGACTTTCAAATTAACAGAAGATGCAAATAGTGTTAACCCTTTTCTATGGGCTGGAGGTGGTATTTGGGACGCATTCTTAAATGTTGCTTACCTTAAATTAGAAATCGGTAACAAACCAACAGATGGAAGTCCTTCTGAAAGTGATGCGCAGTTTAAGATTAATACTGTTACCAATAGAATTGTATCTGCTGAAACTCAAATCAATCAAAATGCACAGCTGATACAGCTGAAGGCTGATAGATCCGAAGTTGTATCAATGATTAGTGATATTCAGATCGGCGGGACAAATTACTATTCCAATCTTTACACAGACATTAGTTCATACTTAATAACCGGTGTACATAAAGATACTCCTGAATCACCTAACGGTTTTATTCTTACTGGCGAACCTACCGGATACGGAAATTTAAGAATGAACAATGTTATAAACTCTAATGGTGAATGGACTGTTTCAGGATGGGTTAGGGGTGATCAGTTTGTAATTATCGGATTCAGTATTGATATATGTGATCAGGGGTTAATTAGATTTTACACAAATGACACAAACGACTGGGTTTACTTTACGCATACTGTTAATGTAACTAACTACAGTCTGGCAATTTACAATTTTGTCGACTTCGGCGAATTTAATTACGCATACTACATATTTAAAGACATAAAAGTTGAGAAAGGTAATAAAGCTACTGATTGGACACCATCCCCAAGAGATACCGCCGGACAAATTCAGAATCTAACAACAAGAGTTAATGCAGCAGAATTGATGATCACACCAGCCGCAATTAACGCAACTGTATCGCAGCAGATTGACACCAAAACTGCCAATGTTTTGAATGATTCTAAGGTGTACACAAATTCGCAGGTGAGCATTCTTAACGGAATGATTAATCTTAAAGCTGATCAAACCACGGTTGATAACTTAGGTACACGTCTTTCAGAAGCTGAGATTAAGATTACGCCAGAAGCAATTAATCTGACTGTATCGCAGCAGGTTGACAGGAAGTCTTTGGCGTCATCGTGGGGAGCTGGAAAATCTTTGTATACTGATACAACATTTTTTAGTTGCCGCCAACGGAACTTACCGTTACAACAACGATCACAGCGGAGCGCAGCCAATTTATACCAGATACCCTCGTGAGTTGTTTCAAGGATGGGGTATAAATCTTCCTTCAACGTCTACGCACGGAATGTACTATGAAGCGGATGGAAGACATACTACATCACCTGGTTGGGGTGGCTTTTATTGGGCTACACCTTCCAGAGCGTCTGCTAAGTTCATTGTAAGAATGATAATAGCCTTTAGCGCAGGGAGAATAATAGAATTTCAATCGAACTCATTTGGAACAGGATCAAGGCACACGTGGTTAACAAGTAATGAAGGAGCGGGAACTACTATTTTCAAAGAGTATATCTGTTATGTTGAGTGCGGGTCAACTGGCACATTTTCCAGCACAAATTTCTTCAGCTTTGCCGGTGGTGATGGAGTCGTTGCAACAATTGCATTTGCTGGTGTATATGATATCACAGATTACAACGATTTACCAACAGCAGAGCAAATTAAGTCTTCGTTTGTCATGACACCTAATCGAATTGAAATGCTGGGTAAATCTATTGATATGACCGGGCAGGTTACCTTCAGCTCGTTGGATTCCGGTGCGCAATCATCAATTAATAATGCACAGGTAACAGCTTCTCAAGCGCAATCAGCGGCCAATGCGGCAGTTGCAGCAGCTGATGCGGCACAAACCACGGCAAACGTAGCCAATTCAGCAGCTGTTGGTGCGCAAGGATCAGCGAATGCAGCACAGAATACAGCCAATGTTGCTAATTCGGCGGCAGTTGGCGCACAAAGTTCAGCGAATGCGGCGCAAAACACAGCAAATATTGCCAATGCCGCTGCCAATGCCGCACAGGGGGCAGCTAATTCAGCCAATAGTGTTATTGCAAACTGGTCATGGAATAACGATGTGACGGTCATTGATGGCGGTAAAATAGTGGCAAATACTATTGCCGGTGATAGAATCATTGCCGGCACATTGGCAGCTGATCGAATTGTTAACGGCTCTTTAACATCGCAACAGATCAATGTAACGGAACTTTTGGCACAAAATGTAACTGCATCAGGCACTATTACTGCAACCAATTTAATTGTGACAGGAAGTAGCAAAATTGGTGGGTTTATTATTGAAGATGATTATTTAACATCTGTACCTAGTGGCGGTGTATATACTGGTAAACTAACATTAAAACCTAAAACCCTTCAATGGGACGCTGTTACCCAAGAATACATTGGCGGGCAGTTTGTTATTCGGTCATCTGATTTAAATATAAATAAAGATGGTTCAATTCTAAAAATTTCCAGATACAACAATCATACCTTGAATAAAGGTCTTGAAATTGATATGGGTGTAAACGGTACGGCAATTAATATTCTTTCGGGAGCGATTATAGTAGATGGAAATTCTGGCTTCACAGGCAAAGTTCCATTTAACCAGAACCAAAACACCCGTTATCTCAATATTACAAATGGAATAATTACCAGTATAACAAATAATTAATATGTCAAAAAAAACAAAAGTATTGAACCTCAAGGAGGTGTATTATACAGATTTAAACGAAACCAGGGTAGCTCTCAATTTTATAAATTCAGATTTTGCAAACAGCTTATTTGCAAACGCAAATAGTATCGAAATGGATGATTTCGCCCGTAAGCTTCATAAAGAAGGCATAGCTGAATTAAATGATCAGGTTGAATCAGAACTTTTACAAATCCTTCCGCAACTATATAAACATAGAGTTGTAGAAGCAATTAAAGAATCAATTAACAAGTAATAATCATGGCAACAGAAAAATTAACACGTGAAGTTGTGTCGACTTCAAATCAGGAAGCATCAAAAGCGACATTTAATGGCTGGAATCTGAATTTTGTGACTTCAAAAGTTGGAAGTACAGTAAAGTCTATTAATGTTAATGGTACAAAGGATAACAAAAATGTAGTGGCTTCATTTAACGAAACAGGGGCGATATCAGTTACCTTTATGAATGGTGATGTAGATAATTTATTAGCAACAACATTATTCGATGAAATGAAGGCTATTAAATTGGAATAATTAACGCCCCGGCTCTCTTCGTAATATCTCACTAAAACAAAAAGCAAATGCGTATGCACCTACCGGGGCGAAGGTCTTGTATGGTAATACGCATTTGTTTTAGTGAGAATACAAAGATAGTAAGCTAATGGAATATATTATAAAAAAAACAACATCATCTTTGGGCAATCTGATCATTAAGCCCGTTAACAAACAGTTAGCAAAAGAATTGATCATTAAAAACCATTATAGTCATAAATGGAATAATGCAGGGTTTGGAGTTTTTAATTTCGGTATTTTTAAAGAAGAAGCCCCTGATTTATGTTTGGGTGTGGCCGTGTATGGGTACCTAAAGAATCAAAATTCCCAAATGTTTGAACATCCCAATCCTGAAGGCTGGATGTGTGAATTAAACCGCATGTGGATTGACGATGTATTAGGAATGAATGCGGAAACGGTACTAATTGGTGCTTCAATTAAACTTTTGCGGAGAATGGATAAAAACCTTGTAGCCGTTCAGTCTTTTGCTGATGGCCGTTTAGGTTGCGGAACCATATATAAAGCTGCAAACTTTAGGTATTACGGTTATCACTACACAAGGTTTGTTGTTAATCAAAGAACAGGAGAAGTTACACATGAACAAACACTTACTAATACCACTAACACCACAGGCTACGTAAGGGCTAATATATCTTACCTGTGTGGCGATTTTAAAACATATCAAGTAAAGACACACCGATACATTTATCCTTTGTCTAAAGGCTTTAAATTCGTTCGTGCTGAAGTTCCTTATCCCGAATACAGTAAAGGAATGAATGAAATATTTTGGCAGCGTGATGTAAGTAAAATAAAAGAAAACATAATATCATTATTGGATAAGATTCCACAAAGATAAATTGAACATTAAAGCGTGATTAAAGGGTAATTAATCACGCTTTAGTTTTTGAAAGGATTGTGTGTTTGTGTATTTTTTGGAAATTTGGTTTTGAAAATTTGGCAATTTGGTTTTGCCGTTTATAAGTAGGGAGAATATGCAATAATGTACACAGAAAGAGTAGTTTTACGGTGCTCAGAGGCATTAAAACTCAGCTGAAAAAGACTTTGATATACAGATGAATCGGGTAGTAAGCCATGAAAATTATTAACTAAGCCCATTGATATTGAAATTTATTATCTAAATTGGTTCGTAGAACAGTAAACACCAATTTTAAGACCATCGACCAGAGAGAATTTTAGTTGTGATATGATATGGCAGATAGTCAATTAACAGATTTTCGTCAAAAAGAGGAGGCATTTGTAATGCGTAAGCTACATGACCGGCAGTGGCAGAAGTTGTTACATTTCTGTTACAATATAGTCGGTGATGAAGCAGAAGCGCAGGATATCGTGCAGGATTCCTTTTTGGCGATATGGAAGATAAGAGATCGTTGGGAGACTATAGAAAGTCTGGATAATTACCTCTTTATGGTCTGTAGAAATAATGCCTTGGCTTTACTCAAAAAGCAAAAGGAGATCATACGTCTCGCCGAAGATATTGCAATTTACCTTCAAAATCAGATACAGCACAGTACCCTGGAGCATATATATGCTTCCGAAACAAACCAACATATACAGGGACAGATTCAAACCTTTCCGGCAAAGATGAAAGAGGTTTTTCTGTTAAGTCGCGAAGAAGAGATGAGTCAGAAAGAGATTGCAGCGAAATTAGCAATCTCGGAAAACACTGTTAAAAAGCAGATTAACAATGTGTTAAAAGTTTTGAAGAAAAAACTTTAA